GCTAGGATTAAAAGCACTCATATCTATGCCTCCACCTAGTATATCATTACCTGAAGACTCAAACTTTTTAGCTTGATTTTGACCTTTTCTTCGCTCGTCCCCTTGTAATTTTACTCTTTGATCTTTTCGATCTTCTTTTAAAGTTTCTTTTTTATCAGCTAACGCATCTTGTTTACCTTGTATCTGCATATTTAACTGAAACTCATAAGCCATTAATTCTTTTTTGAGTTGTGTTTCTTGTTGCATTTTTTGTGAAGCTATTTGAGCTTTAACTTGCTCTAACTGAGTTTGCATTTGAATTATAGCTTGTTGCTTTTGAACTTCAGCTTGAGAAGCCATTTGTTGTGCTTCACCATTTGCTTTAGCTTGAGCCTCTATGTTTCTTTGTTGTAGCTCTTGATCTTTTTCTTGTTTCTTTTTTCTACGTATCTTAAGTAGTTGATTAGCTAGCTTAATATTTCTAATCATTCTAAGATCAATAGCATCTTCTAACTCTATACTTTGTTGAGTTAATGCCATTTGTATGTTGTTCTCTAGCAATTGCTTTTCCTCTTCATCAGGTTCAAGTTCTAAGAATATACCAAAATCGTATAAATGTAATTCTGACATCTCTTCTAACGTAGCCACGTTATGAGAACCTATAGCTTGTATAAAAGCATCTCTTGTTGGTGAATACTCTATAATATCTGATATTCTTAAAGATAATGCCTCACACACTTCAGCTGATAAATATAAACCAGCCTTAAGTATATGTCTAGTGGCTGTATTACTATTAGCAGCAGCTATTTTTTGTATTCCAACTAAAGCTTTCGCGTCTGGTGTGCTAGCATCCCTTGCTTCATTTAAACCAGTCACGTCTCTTATCATCTGCAGATAGTAATTGTATGTCTGTATTAAACTTTGTAGCTTGCCTCCGCCATTACCACTTTGTATTTCTTGAATAGGTACTTTACCAGGGTTGGGATCACCATCCACTGTTAAAGATCTACCAATTATGCTACCAGTTTGGAAGAACATGTTTAGTGCTTCTTGCGGGTTGTAGTTTGTGCCGTTACCAAGATCAATCTCTGCAAGGCCATCAGCATCCATAAAGATGCCGTCAGGTACCATTCGCGAAAGAACTTGTTGGAGTTTTAAATGTGTTAATTGAATCATATCAGCAAAACCAGTAATACGTCCTACTAACGATTCTATCTTACCTTTATACATTCTTGGAGCAACTATATTATAGTTCATTTTAACTTTAGTATAATCACTCTTAGATCTCATCATGTTTTTAGCTAACTCCCATTTAAGTAACTTATCAGTACCTAATATAAGCGCTCCTTCATATAAGACCTCTATTTGTTTTTCTAACTTACCAAATCTAGCTTCTAAAGCTTCGTCTATTATAGGATTAAAAGATTCATCTTTTACAATAACTTTAGTACCACCTGTCGCGGTGTCTTTTACCTTGTAAACTTCTTTTGAATAAGTTTTATAATTAAAATACAATATTTGTATTTGATTTTTATCTATTTCATCGTGCTCGTGATGTGCATTATAGTAACCTGCTTTTCTCATACTTTGACCACTTATTTCTTCTAGGTCTTGTTGAGTTAGTTCTGGAAACTGTTTTGCTAGTTCATTTATAGGTATTACTTTAACCTCACCTACATAGTATATATCATCAAAATAAGGATCAGTAGTGTAAGACCATATTAAGTTAGCAGGATCTACGTATTCTATTGTAACACCTTGTGATGTGTTAAAACCTGTTTTTACAGCTCCAATACCTAATACTGTTAGATCATAATAAAATCTTTTCTTTGTTAACTCGTATTTATTACCAGTTAATAAAGTGTTTATGGCTTGTTCTTCCGCTATTTCTACAGCTTGCTTATAATTAAGTTGCATGTGTAACTCTAGCTCTTCTTTGTTTTCNGGTATTTCGTTTGCAGGTGTTTGTAATATACTTTGGCCATAAAACTGNTGGATTTGTTTATCAAACTCTACGTTTTGCATNTCTATTAACAAACCTTCCATATACTTAGTTCTCTTNTCTACACCATAAGGATCTTGAGAATAAGCTTTTATATCATATATTCTTTCTGCAATACCATTAACTACTATATCTACAAATTTAGGTATAATAGGTACTGGCTTCCAGTCTAAATTTAAATAAGACATGTCACCGTTTATAGATAACTCATCTTTATATTTTTGTACAGACTGCTCTCCCCTAGCATACATTCTAAGTTTGTGAAAACTATCTTGATTGTTAGCAAACCTATAAGTTACGCCATCTCTAACAAACCATTCACTCTCAATAGCTTTTGCTACTTTTAATCCATACTCTTGGCTCACTTTCTCTACATCAGGAGCAACTTGACTTGGAAAATATTGTTTTGTTATTGATTCAGCCATATTATTGTTTTATTAACTTAGACAAAGTACCTTTATTTTCGTACCTCGAAATTTTTAAATTTAGTTTCTTTTTGTGTTTTGTAGCGTTTGGAGTATATAAATGTCTATTACAACCCATTACAGCTAAACCACTACTTATAGCTGCATCAAATTTTGTTCGATTATTTATATCAAACCTAGACCAGTCTTGTAGTGTTTCAGTAAAATACATTTTACCTCTATCACCAACGTGATCTTGTATGTACATTTCTATAGCGGCTGCATGTGCTTGTTTAATATCTTCACTAGAGTTAGGTATTCCACCTATTTCTTTTTCTGCAACAGATAATTTATTCCATGTTTTATCAGGCCTATTCATACTAAAGCCTCTATAACCACGTCTTCTCATATAGTACAATAGACGAGGTTTATTATTTTCTGCTAATATAGGCATCCCGTAGAATATTAAAGCCATTAGAACGTCCTCAAAGAAGATGTCTGCCGTTTGTGGTCTAGCTACGTACTCTAAAAAGAACTGATTAGGAGGACAATCCTCCATACTAAACTTTGTTAAGCCATGTAAAGCACCTTTAGATCCTTTACCATCTACAGTTCCTGATATATCATAACTATCACAACCAAACGCACCTAAGTGCTCATTACCAGGATACTTAATACCGTTTTTAATTATTACGTTATTTTGTAATTGTTGTTTTGGTACCCATGAAACTTTAAATCTACCTTTAGCGTCTGGATAAAACATAACTTTTGTATCTTTTACCCCATTTATCCATTGAAAATTACCAGTAGACACATAGTCTGAAGCAAACTCTTCATTGTAATCAATTTGCTCGTATATCTTTGTTAAATTAAATATACTATTTTTTGTTTCGTCTCTAAAAGCGTGTTCTTCTGTACGTGGAAACTGTCTATAAAATTCATTTAAAGCATCTCCGTCATCTTTTAAACCATCAGCTTCGTTTTGCCAGTGATTTACAACGCCTACATCTATAAAATCCCCGTGAGGTCCTTCAACTTCTGTTTCCGGCGTGTCGAATACAGGTAATCCATAAGAATCAATGAATCCTTCGTAGTTCCATTCCATAGGTACGAATAAAGAATAGAGGCCTGAACTTGTTTGTCCATTTCTGTTTCGTTTTGTAACATCAGAGTTTTTATATAGTTTCTTGAAGTTATCACCACCTTTATCTAAAGCGTTTGATGTTGATCCCATCATACACTTACCAATAATTCTACTACCTAATCGTAGTGTTGTCTTAGTAACTCTCCAGTTATTTAATATATTATTAGGTCTTTCCCATTTACCACTTTCATCGTGTACTAGTAACTTAAGTTTCTCACCATCATAACTGTTATCACCTGTGTTTTTCCAATCAATAGTTGTATCTAGTCCTTCTAACGCCTCTTTGTTGTCTGAAGTTATACTTCTTCTTGTTAACTTACTAGCTGGTACTCTATATGCTAGTTCTGTTTTAGGTCGATCCATACCATCTTGTATCGGTTTAAAAAAGAACGGATAGTTAACTGATATTGGAACTACCTTGTCTGTAAACATTTTCTTAGCATCTGGACCAGTCTTTGATAATATACCAAATCTTGAATCGCTAGCTAATGTTGCTTGATTTACAACCTCTCCTGATGCCATGAAAGAAAAACCAGATCTTCTATTTTTAAGATAGCACATACCGTAACATCTCTTATCAGCTTTACAAGCTTCCCANAATATATAGAACAATCTATTTGCCTCTCTAAAGTCAGGCTTGCCTACATCAATTTTACTCCATTGTAAATACATATAATGCGTGCCAGTAATATAAGTAGGTTTACCTTTGTTTATATACCAAAAACCATCATCTCTTTTACTAAACTCACCTTCTATGTAGTCTATGTATTTACTTTTGAAATTATCTGGTAAGTTTTTCCAATCAAATATAGTGCTTACGCGTTTTAATTCTTTTGGATATTCAGTTACCTCCCATTTGTCACTTTCAAACTTATGTATGTTTTTTGGTGTTTTAGGTAGAGCTATTTTTAAATCTTGTATGCTATACACATCTCCAATAGTACCGTCTCTACTTATAACAACTACATCATGTTCTTTATTGTAGCCGTAACCCCAGGCTTTTTTCTTATTAAGCCTCTTTATAGTGTTTATTTTAATAGGTTTTATAACCTTATATAAACTTTGCTCGTACATTACTTAGATCTTTTTTCTGCAAAACCACTAAAAGCTTTAGGTTTGTTATCTTCTTTAACCTTACCTTCTAACATATTTTGCTCATCTTCTATACGGTTAAGTATTTCAAAAGCATCGAATATAGCTAGCTTTTTAGTAGCAGCAGCATTTTTAAGTCTGTCAGCTGTTATATCATCACCTGAATCAACTATAGCTTCTTTAGCTACTTTAACTAATTCTTCTACAGCTTTATACCCAGCTTGGATTATATTCTTTTTCCTTTCCTTGATGTTCATATTTAATTGTGATTGAATTACTAAATATTCTATATAATTTCTGTTCATCTATAATGAACTCATATTCAGTGTTAGGTTTAAACCCTATTAAATCACCAGACTTTAATCCAGCTTCAGTTAAATACTTATCACCATACTTTAAAATACCTATTAAAGGTTCTTCCTTGTCATCATTAAAGATGTCAGTTGATGTAGACTCTAAAGGTTTTACAAAACAAAATGTATCGTTTGCTTTCCAAACATCATTATGTTTATATAAAAATATTTGATCAGGAAAAACAAAGTACATATCATCTTTATAATATGACTTACTATCTTTTTCCACTCCTCTAATATCGTTCCATCTTCTAAAAACATTATGATGTACTATCACAATATCTCCAACTTGTATGTTTGTTTCCCCTACGCTAGGTATACATAAAACTTCAGCATGTCTATTAACATATTGAAAAGAAAAGTTTTCAGTGTTAAGTATTAATTCCTTATCACCTATCTTTTTCTTATTGTTATACCTTGAATCGTCTAGAGGTTTAACTATAAAATTTAAAACACTCTTCACTAATACTCCAGATTATACTCAACCGCTATAGCCATGTTTTTATTAAAATCTTTCCAAGGTAGTATCTCCTTTTCTTTTTTAATAAATATACTAAACTTGTCACCTTCTTCTACGATGTCACAGATAGTATGCCCTCCGTAGACCTCTTGGCCCACGGAATAATGCATAGCTTCATTTTTATAATCTTTACCGATACTAATCTTTCTTATCAGCTTCATCTTCTGGTAATTCAGATATAGTTCCGTCTTGTAAGTTAACAGATACTTTACCATATTGTTCTTCAAGTTCCTTTTGGATTACTTGTAGATCCATTTGAGCAATCTTAACTGCTTCTAAAGCAGATGCTTTTTGAACCTCTAAACCTCCAATTTGTAATTGAGCTTGATTTATACTATTTACCTTCTCTTGAACTGATTTTAATTCTTCATCAGTAATTTTGTTTACATCTTTAGCGATGTCTTCTACTTTTACGTCTTTCATTTTATTTAAATTTAATTGTTAATAATATTATACGTCTGTATAATCTTTGTAATCATCTTTTGCTTTCAAATTGTTATAAGCTTGTATAACCGCATTTTTAGCGCTAGAAGTTTTAGACATTTCGTAACCGCCATAAATTTCAGTAATCAAAATGTCAGGATTAGAATCTCTTGCTGCTTTATCTTTGTAAACTTTAGCTGTATATCTAGTTGGATTTTTTTCAACCCACTTATCTTCCATAACAGCCGCTGTTTTTAAAGATCCATCTGAGTTGTATACCGCAGCTGATTTCTCAACAGTCTCAATCATGTGATGACCATTGTAAGAGATATTGTCTACTTTGATGTAAGCCTCTGGAATTTCTATACCTTTAAAATCGTATTTTCCTTGTAATGCCATTGTTTTGTTTTTTTTTAATTGTTATTCTATGTTTATATTATTACGCTATTTTCACAGTTTTTAAGTGGAGGGTTATTATTGTAATACTGGTATCAATATTTTACCATTATCTTCTAAGTAAGATTTGTAATTATTCTCAAGACTTAATATAATATCTTCTGTTATATTCTCGTGTCCCCACCATAAATCTACTAAAACAAGATCGTATTTTTTACTAGGTTTGTATGTAAAAGCGTCGTGTTTTATTATACCTATATCTTCATTTAAATAATCTACATAATCAATTAATTCTTGATTACTTTCTACAACATCTACGACACTACAATTTTTAACATGTTTTGCGTAATTAGGCAAAAGCCCTAAACCAAGACCTAGTATAAGTATTTTATCAAAAGTAAAATCTTTATATAACTCATTTATTTTTAAACAACCTACGCAGTCTCCTAAAAAAACCTTACCATAATATTCTTTGTTTTCTATCCAATCACCATTTTTAAAACTTAACCTAGAAACACCGTCTGCTTTAACTACATCAAACGTTGTTCCAGAATGTTCTTTTATTTTACTTTCTTGTATTTTCATTATAAGGAAACATTTTGTTTAACTTTTCTTTTCTTTTTTTACAACCACAACCCGGGTGCCAATCACTAATAAACTGCTTGATGCCAGTTGCTTCAGTAATTTTTTCTATAGTATCACCTAATCCCTTCGACTTTTTATTTTTTAACATGCTTGCCAAAGAGTTATTACACCGTTCGAACCAACTGTCATTCTGAAATTTGATTGTGTACCTAACACGTTAACACCCCAGTTACCTACACCTTGGAACGTTGTACCTCCTGAATTTGAATAAGCTATAGTTGAGTTAGCAACAGGGTTTGAAGCTGTTAAATAAACTGTTGCACTGCTAGTACTCTGGTAACATGCAAAGGCAGGTTTACTATAATTAGTTGCTGTAACAGGGTATCCT